ATCTATTATGTGCCAGACGATACGGTGTCCACTACCTCTTGACAGATTTTCAAGGTGGTAGTATGATAAATAAATGTTACAACTGTCACGTGACAGTTGTTAACAAAACGAGACATGTCGAGTCTCTGTCCATCTGCGGGTATCCATTCCGCAAGTAACTATAGGAAAAAACAAATGATCAAAACCGCAATCGCAGCCGCTGCTGCTGTCGCTTTCGCTCCCGCCGCTGCCCTTGCTGGTCCCTACGTTAACGTAGAGGCAAACAGCGGCTTCACTGGCGCAAACTACACTGGCACCAACATCGATACCCATATCGGTTACGAGGGTGCTCTGGGCGAATCCGCTGCTTGGTACGTCCAAGGCGGTGCTACCATCGTTGCTCCTGACGGCGGTGCTTCTGACACCGTTCCTTCGGGTAAGGCAGGTCTGTCTGCTGGTCTGAACGAGAACCTGTCTGCTTACGGCGAAGTCTCCTTCGTTGGCAGCGGTGTTGCTGGTGTTGACCGTAGCTACGGCACCAAGGCTGGTCTGAAGTATTCCTTCTGATCTGTTAACTAAATCTGGGGACTTCGGTCCCCTTTTTTTATGAACATCAAAAAGAACCTGATATGCTGTGCCACAAGTCCTGTGTGCCACTTTGTAGCCCTGTGTGTCGGGGTCTTAGCGGTGATTGAACTGGTACACACTCACGCTCACTATACTATGAGCACAGATGCGAACAGTTATGTTTACAACTTCTGTAAGAAAAACTTGAAAGAGTGTGAGCGTATTATTTCAGATCTTGATGATTGATTATCTTTTACCCCGAAAAAATTTTCGGGGTATTTTTTTACCCCTAGGATTTTCTAGATACATATGTTATAATAAACACATCGGGGTGTAGCGCAGCGGTAGCGCGTCTGTTTTGGGAACAGAAAGTCGGGGGTTCGATCCCCTCCACCCCGATATCCTTCTAGAATTTTCAAGTATGGAAATTATTGAACTCACTGAAGCCGAAGCACAAGACCAACTGGAGGACATGTTGGACGCTTGTGAAACTGGACAGGTCTACACCATTGTGATGGAAGATGGTCGTAAAGTAATGATGGTTCCAGCAGACCCATCTAAGATTGGTATCCCCGAAGATGACTACTCCTTCCTCTATGACCACGACGACGCGACCTAAGCCAGAGGTTATCCTTGAGCGTTACCCCTACCGCTTTGTAGTGTGTGGCACTCTAGAGATCAACGGTATGCCTGACTATCGCATCCAGAAGTATCATGAGTGGACTAAAAACTACCGTGATATGTACCTATGCGATAACGGTATGCAGTTTGAGATTGCTCTAGAAGATGTAGAGTATGCTAAGTGGTTAGATCCCGACCCCGAAGTCGGTGCTTACCGCAAGTACACCTAAATACAACAGACTCATAGACTATTCAAATGTCCTGGAAAGTACACGTTGTTATTGATACCCTGAATGAATCCACTCTGCCTTGTGGTGTGACTACACTCAAGACATTTGAGACGGGATTCCCTGGTATCAAGCCTATTGTTCATGACACCTGCCGTCATGGTGAGCAAACCAAGTGGCTCAAGCAGTGGTGTATTGATAACGGTGCTACCTATGCCAGACACATGGGTGCCTTCAAGAAGATGGAGATGATCTATGAAGAGATTCTCCGTAGAGCAACTGGTCCCACAGTATTTGCTACTGGTGATCTGATCTTCTATGAGGACATGAGAAATGTAGAGGTGACAAAGATGTTTGCTGGACAGTATCTTCCAGCAAGGGATGGTGATAAGAGTCTTGCCTTCCCTAAGCATAGAGTAATTAAAGAAGCTTGCTTCTTACCTGAGTTGCTCTTTATCAAAGATCCTAAGTCTATTCAGAGAAAGGCAGTTGCCCTTGCGGCTGAATGGAAGACTCAAACCATCTGGCAAAGAGTCAGAGTGGTTAGAGATGGTATTATCTATCAGCAAGGTGAAGGATTTGCCTATGAGATCTGGAAGAACGATGCTGATAAGTTGGATGATGATACTCTTAATAAGTTTGAGCATGTCATGGACTTTGGATTCTACCCTCTGACTCTTGAGGAGTATAATACTAAGCAGTTGACAGAGAAGTCCGAGCTTCTCAATACATATGTCAACCATGCCATCAATGAAGACTGGGCAGCACTGAAAGGTGCTCGTGCCTCAGGTCTTACCTTCTAGTCACGGACGGACTATAACAGCACTGGTCGGGAACCCCCCCTTCGTAGAGGCACCTAGGTGCCTCTTTTTAATGGCTTGACAAAGGGCAGAACACCTGCTACGATGATGGCTGTTCGTAAGCAAGTTATGCTAAAGACTCTCGCAGTCTCAACCATAGTCATGCTTGGAGCGGCATGTGCTAATGCCACCGTTCCTAATGATGTTCCTGATGTGGTTGAGATTCCTGTAGTTCCCTACGAGCCGAGTTGGAAGTGCCCAGGATGTAATTACAATGAAAAGTATGTCCTAAAGGCACTTCAAGAAAAGACTAACATTGCTAGTAAGAATTCTCTTGCTACAATCATGGGGAATATTAAATCAGAATCTAATTTCCATGCTAACATTTGTGAGGGAGGTGCTAGGGTTCCTTATAACAGGTGCTATCATGGTGGGTATGGACTAATTCAATGGACTTCTATCGGACGTTACAATGGGCTTGGAAAGTTTTGCCGTAAGTATGGTTGTGACCCTTCTTCTCTTGAAGGTCAAGTACGATACATGATCAATGAGCCTCAGTTCCAAAAAGTTCTACCAGAATTTGAAGGTAATGGTCAGACTGTCGCACAGTTGATGTCTCCCTCCTACCGTTGGTTGGGTTGGGGTATCAAAGGATATCGTCAGCAGTATGCCTATCAGTACACTAAGAAGATGGTCTGGTCATGAACGAAGACTGGCGCTACAGTGAGGAGAGGATGGAGTTGAGACAGAAGTCTTACACTCTTCTCCTTTCTAGGTTTGGTTCTGAACTTGACGACAACAAAGAGCCTAAGTATAGTATGAAAAGCATTACGGAGTGTGCCCACGACTGGGTGTCGCAAGGTAACGTGAATACATCTGGTCTCGTCAACTATTACAAAGCCTACTATGCAGAAAGTAATTAACCTCATCGCACTCTTGTCGGGTTTGGTATCAGCAACCACAGTTGCTGGTGCCACCTATGTTTATCTTCAAAAAGATACTCTTATTGAGAGTGCTAAATCTCAAATCACTAAGGCAGTAACCGAATCTGTCACAAGCGCTCTCCCTGGTATGGTTGACTCTGCTGTTCCTGAGTTGCCCAAGACCACTGGCGGAGTAGTTGCTCCCACCACTACTGGAATTCCTGGTCTATGAAACGACAACTTCTTGCTTCCTTGGCATTGATGTCCTCGTTGGCATTTCCATCGGCATTAAAGGCAGAACCCACCAAAGGATACTACACCATGGATGCTCTGGGGTGTATGATTGTACAGGAATGTACTGATGGTGTGGTCCAAGTCTGGGGTGCTGATCATCTAGAAGAACTCTTTCCAAATTCTGATTGGAACTTAGTTAAAGAAGAGTTCGCTCGAATGATGAACGCACTCAGCCAAGTTGGAGTTAGCGTATACATCGCACCAGAAAAGTATTTCCCTGTTGGGCATCGTGGTGTCTACCATACTGTGAGCAATAACTTTTATCTCAACAGGACTTATGTACATCGTCCGCATGTCATGATGACTGTCATGAGACATGAAGGATGGCACGCTGCTCAAGATTGTATGGCAGGCACTATCAAGAATAGTATGATTGCTATCATCAAGCCAGAAGAAGCAGTTCCTCCTGTCTGGCGTGAGATGGTAGAGCGTTCCTATCCCAAGTCTGCTGTACCCTGGGAAGCAGAAGCACAGTGGGCAGGGCGTACTGGACGCATGACTCAAGACGCACTGGAAGCATGTGCTGAAGGTAGCATGTGGGAGAAGTATCCTCCAACTCCAATGACTAAAGCATGGCTAAAGGAGAACGGGTACATCACTAAATAAAAGTGCCTTACCCTTTCTTACATGGATATGCTCAAGAAGAAGGGGGATGAAAAAAAGGAAAAGTTTGAATGGGCTGATGAGGGTGTAAGCACCCTGGTGAGAGTTATCATATTGAGTTGGTCAGCATCTATCCTGACTCTTAATTATGTTACTGTTCCTGGAATCCCTCAGCGACAAATTGATCCCACTTTTATTGCCAGTGTCTTTACTGGAACTTTAGCTACCTTCGGGGTCCAGACCGCGAAGAAAAAAGACGAAGAATCAAAACCAACTGAATCTAAAAAAGAAAAAGTCGAATGACACACGTTCAACTATTCGTTAGAACTGTGATGAATACCCCATGGTGCCTAGGTGTCATGGGGTTTTGTCTAGTATTTGTACCTATCCTAGGCATGTGGGCAGTTCATAAATACAACTGGCAGCACTGGGAGCCCTTTGGAACTCATTCTCAGACCACATCAGGACTTGAATGATCCCACTTGGAGTGTGATCATCCTCCTGTGTTGTGGACTAGCATTTACACTATATTGTGTCATATATATTCTACGCCTATCATTTAAGGAACTAGAAGAAGATGGCCAAGTCCGCGAACAAGGGCAAGAAGGGCACTGCGAACAACAAGAAGCAGAATCAGGGCAACGCAACAGCAAAGAAGGCTAAGAACGGAGGGAAGAAGAAGTAATGGGAGCAATGAAACCCCCTAGTAGGAAGAGTTGTTACAACTTTCGAGTGATCAGCATAGATAGGGTAGTCGATGGAGACACTATCGATGTCACGATTGATCTCGGTTTTGATCTTTATAAAAAAGAAAGAGTTAGAGTCGCTGGGGTTGACACCCCAGAGAAGCGAACGAGAGATGATGAGGAGAAAGCACTGGGATACGATGCCACCAACTGGCTTAAGGACAAGCTTGAAGGTGCTATCGCTGGTGATGATGATCTCGTTATCCGTACTGAGCTTGTTGGCGGTATGGGTAAATATGGGCGTCTTCTCGGGTGGCTCTACATCGGAGACGCAGAACTCTCCCTCAATGAAGAAATGATCACTGAGGGATATGCCTGGGCATACGATGGTGGCACTAAGCAGAAAGACTTTGAAGAGTTGAGAGAAATTAGAAGAAGCAAAGGTACTTTATGACTGTAGCGAAACGTAGAAAGTCCAGAGATGCTGAAGGCAAATTCTTTTTATATGTCTTCTTCTTCCACCTCTGGAGTGGATTTGTAGGATTATTTACTGATGGAGATTAAGCCAATCCAGATAAGGGAGATTGATATTCCTACATGGAATTTTAATTCTCCCTCTATATCATTACCTAGTGCTGTACCAGTCACTGTACAAATAGGATTACCTATTGTAGATATTCCTGGGTGTGTAGAGACACGGGAAACTAAGGATCTTAAGGAGGTAGATCCTAGAGGTAATAAGACCTTCTGTGATGGTCAGATTCCTTCATATGATCCTATTAATTTTGAACCTAATCAACTTCTACCGACACAAAAACCAAAGGTAGATACAAAGCAACCTAAAGCTCCCGCTGCTCCTGAGTTGCCGATACCTAAAACTCCCCCTGCCACCGCCAAGGTAGATTGCCCTACAGCAGCACAGCAGGCAAAGGAACCTGTCGGCACATACATTGAGGGGTTTAGAAAGAAGGTTACTGACTATCAGTTAGTTGGCAACCAGTGTATTCAGATTACAGAACCTGTGCCTCTACCAGAGCAGATTGTAGCGGGACTTCCTAGTGCTGGATCTGTTGTAACTACTGGTGGTATTGCTGTAGTGGCTACAGCATCAGCACTCATGGCAAAACCGTTGGCAGACATCCTACTAAAGGTTGTCAAACCAACGGTT